CTGTAGCGAAGAATTGGATGGCATACGTAGTTCGGTACTGTTCGGGATATCAATTCAAAGTAGGACCTCGGAAAGTGTGGAATGTTATGGGAGCCTCCCATTTAGAAGAATTAAGAGATAGAACCTCAGCGACGGTACTAAGGCGATTGAAAGAAGACGTTTTGGATTTACCAGATAAAATTATTACACCAGTTTACTTAAGATTAAAATCAAAAGTTTACGAAGAATTGATGGGAGATTATTTCAATTGGTATGAAAAAAACCCTGATGAAAGTAAAAACCTCTCTCTTCAGTTCACAAAATTAACACAAGTTAGACAAGTTCTTGCTGAAGAAAAAACATCTCACACAATCGAACTTGCCGAAAACATTATAGAACAGGGAAAAAAAGTTATTATTTTTTGTAATTTTACAAAATCTTTAGAAACAATATGTGAACATTTTGGTAAAGCAGCGGTTAGATTGGATGGTTCAATGTCCAAAATACAAAGACAAGATTCTGTGGATAGATTCCAAGAAGATGAAAAAGTCAAAGTATTTGTAGGAAATATAAAAGCAGCCGGTGTTGGTATTACTTTAACCGCAGCTGAAGCTGTTATTATGAACGATTTGTCATTCCTACCATCAGACCACTCACAATCAGAAGACCGAGCATACCGTTACGGACAAAAAAATAATGTGTTAGTATATTACCCGATTTTTGAAAATACAATCGAAGGTATTATCTACGATATATTAAATGCCAAGAAAAAAATTATTGGAACTGTGATGGGTGATATCCAACAAGATGAGACAAATGTTGTTGAAGAAATTTTGAAACTAATTAACAAACAAAGATAAAGAGTATGTTCCTGTTATTTATAAGGAAATACCTTTAATATGCAACATCTACAAGAATCAATACAAAAAGTAGAGAAAGAGATTCTACAAGAAAAAAAGAAAGAAGAGGTGAAAGGTTTATTATCCGAAATGAAAAAAATCGGAATTGAAAAATTACCTTACTCGTATTCAGCCCTGAAAAGATTTATCGACCCAGAAACAATGAATGTTCATTATAACAAACATTACAAAGGGTACGTCAACAAACTCAACAAATTAATTCAAAAAAGAAAAGGTGACGACGATTTAGAAAAGATTATTAGAAACATTTCTAGATTCCCAAAATCTGTTCGTAACAATGCCGGAGGAGCATTCAACCACGCGCTGTTTTGGAATATGTTGTCTCCTGAAGAGATTGAGATAGGTCCTGAGATGAAATCAAGAATTATCAAAGACTTCACCTCAATAGATAAATTCAAAAAAGAATTTTCCAAAATAGCAACCGAAAGATTTGGTTCTGGTTGGGTTTGGGTTGTTCTGACCAAAAAGGGGACACTCAAAATTATGTCGACACCGAATCAGGATAATCCGCTGATGAATGTAATTGAAGATGGGGGATTTCCTCTTTTAGGTTTGGACGTTTGGGAACACGCTTATTATTTAAAATACAAAAATAGAAGAGATGAATATATTAAAAACTTTTGGACGGTTGTAAACTGGAAATTTGTTGAGGATATGTACAGAATGAAAACTGAATCTAATCTGATTCAGGAACAATCTCTGAAACATTTGATTAATGAATCTAAGTCATCTTTTTGTACATCAGGGGAAAAGGAATTTTACAGGATGTTAATGCAAAACAAAGCAATAAAAAACATATATTCCAACGGTATAAGAAAAATTCTTAAAGACACATTTGAAAGTAATTGGAAACCTGCAACAAAAGATGAAATGTCAGGAATTTATGAATTAGAAATATTTCCAAGCGATGAAAAAGGGAGGTCAATTATTAATAAGTTAGACACAAATTTTTCAGTTCTTTGTTTTTTTGTAAAAGATATGAATAGAGTTTTGAAATCACAAGATATAGAAGAACTCAATTTTTTCACAACTCCCGCAAATCAAGAAAAAGAAATAAAAAGAATGCTCAATTATATCGAAAAATATAGTAACAGGATTTTTGACCCAAAGAGTGCAATTTTCAAAAATATTTTTGAAGTTCTAACAAAAAAACATCAAATAGGTGAAAACCGCGAAGATTTTGCAAAAAAAATTATTTCGGTAAATTTACCCGAATCTGTTGTAAACAAAGTTGGTCGATTAGGGTCTAAAGAAGACGCATTCAAAAAAATTGATTTGGAAATCACGATTGGTGGTAATACAAAAAAAGCACAAGTTAAAGGTTTTATGGAACTAATACCTTCAGAGGGTAAAGTTGTCGTAACAGGTGCTGGCGACACTGTAAAATACCCGAACATAGATTGGATGGTGTTTGTTAACTTACAACGAAAAAAAGTTGTGATTTTTGAAAACACTGGTAATGTTGTTATGGGTAATTACGTTTTTGACGAAAACGCGATGATTTACAATTTAGGTTGATACTAACTATTTATAGGTATGTCAGCAATACCTGAACCAGAAAGAAGTAAAATCTATACACGAATCAAACACCAATTAGGTGCACCATTACGTAGTGTAGAATTGGAAGATGAAATGATGGATTCTCTGATGGAATTATCAATTCAAGATTACGAACAATATGTTTTAGATTGGTTAATTGAATCTCAATGGGTTAACTTAGTTAACCTGAATATGAGTGAAAAGTCTGTCGCAAATGCTCTTATAACAAGAACATTTAACTTAGAAGACCAATACTCTTACGCATATTCAAAAATTGTAGGTTTACAAACTGTAGGACCTTGGACATTGAAAAAAGATTATTTTATCTTAAGTGGTGGTGTTCAAACATACGAAATCCCTGCTGGTCGTGAGGTTAACGAACTTCTATGGTTTTCCAACCAACCATTTCAAAATTTAGCTATTATGGGTACGACCGACTTTGGTTTTGGTGGTTTAGGATTAGGTGCCAATCAGGCTGGATTTGCACAATTTGGCAATACAGGTTCGTACTTTATGTTAAGTGGTTTTGATTATTTAATTAGATATCAAGAAGCCAATATTCTTAATAGAATATTGGGAGGTTCCCTTACATATAGAATTACAGGGTTACCCGATGGAAAAAGATTAGTTCACCTTTATAATACCCCTGGTGGTAGATTTAATTGGAATTCCTATTCAAGTTATGAGGGGAATGCTGTTTGGTATTGGTATTACGATGTTGATGGAGACAGTAGAAAATCTTGTCTTAGAGATAATCCCGATGTTATTAAATTACCATCCGATGTTCCAATTGAGGAACTTTCTTGGGAAGACTTAAATACACCCGCACAACAATGGGTTCGTAGGTGGTTCACCGCCTATTGTAAAGAAACTTTAGCAAGGGTTAGAGGAAAGTATTCGGGTAATCTAAAAACACCCGATTCTGAACTAATTATGGACTATACATCGTTAGCAACAGAATCTAAAGATGAAAAATCTAAATTAGAAGAAGAATTGAAATTGCGTCTCGAAAGACTTCGTCCTGAAAAACAAATGGAAAAAGAAGCAATCATCGCAGAAAATCTTAACAAACAAATGAAATACAGAGCAATGCCTCGTCAAATCTACGTAATTTAAAAATATGGCAGTTTTAAAAAGTATACCATCACAAAGAATAATTGGGGGTAAGGTTATCAATACCTCAGAATTATCTATAGTATCAGAGTCATTCTACGAAACACACGGTGAAGCCTGTATAATTGTAAGGGAAACACCTTTTTGTAAAATTAGACTTGATAGTTTATCCACAGACCACACAGTAATAAAAGCTTTAACTAAAGTTTTGATAATCCCTGATGTCGGAAAAATTGATGAAAATTACGACGAAATTGACTTAGGTTGGGGAGCTTGTGTAGAGTTTCGTTACGCGACTGGAAATTGGTATATTATATCATCTGACGGTCTTAAGAATTCGTAATAGAGATATTCTCTAATTCACGAATTTTAATATTCTTCAATCCAGTTGTTCCGTGAGATAACTCAGCAATCTTACCTTGGTTTGCAAGATATTCAAACACATAGTAAAGATAGTCGGGTAAAACCAAATCAGGACGTGTAACAGTAACCCCAATATGTTCAGGAGAAAATTCACGAGTGGGTCTTCCAACAGTAGTTTCACCACCTTTACGGATTAACCAAAAATTGGCGTCGGGATTGTTAACACTAAAATCAACTATGTGTTTCAACTTCATAACTGTAAATATACTGCTCCCAACCTTCTTCCGCCAAATCATACATATAATTTGGGGATAAACCTCGTTTATTCCAATAAGAAACTTCACCTTCTGACATATTCATAACCTCATCAAGTTCATCTTGGTCACCATTACCAAGTGGTAGACCGTTGATTAACTCACATTGAGTTCCTGTAAATAAACCCCTGTCTTCAGGTTTGTCAACTAACAGAGCATTTCTTACATCTTCTTTAAAAACCACCATCAAAGGCTCAATTCGTTTATTAAATGTTGTAATTGCTCGAGGAACATTGTAAGGTCCGGTCATATTGGGATTATTTTCCAAATCATCTGGTTCCAATATGTAACAATTTAATCTGATTATAGATTCTAAGTTGTCAGGGGGAAGTTGTCCAAAATGATTTTCGTAATATTCTGAATCTTCTTTTCTCCAACCACTTTTTAGTTTACCAACTTTTTGTACATCCCCGTGGGATGCCTTTGCACCGTTATTGACATACATAATCAAATCACCCAAATTAACGTTCATCTTGTGTGTAATAGCCAATTCCATATGAGCTTGACGTGACATTAATGAACCCGCTTTTGTTTTCTGTGTACACCTTTTTTTATAATCATCAAGTGTTTGTTTCACCTTAGCTTTTTGTGCAATTTTAGCTAATGGTATTTGTTGATTATAAATTATGTCTATGTATTGATAGTAATATTCAACAAATTCTTTACCATTACCCTGTAATAATAATTTTATTCCTTTGTCAAGAAACTCCTCGATATAACCTGGTAATCTCTTTGATTTGATAGTGTTACCAACTAATTTAATTTTACCCTTATCTGTAAGAAGCGCATAGTTTTTACGAGCAATATTGATACAGGATGGCCATATACCATCAGTGTCAAGTGCCATTTCTCCCCTCATAAAGATATCATTGTATTCAGCAACATCGGCTTCGGCACCTTCATAAACCTTCCCCTCTTTAACTTTCCAATTTAATCCCTTTCCGACATATCTGTGAGAATTAATATCGTCAGGAGAAGAGAAGTTAACACCGTCAGTATCCATCACAAGTGGAATATAACCTCGAGTCATAAAGAACTTAATCATCTGACGTAGGTATTGTCGACCTGTACAGGTAATTTGTTCACCCATATACATATCACCCCAAGCAAATACCTGAGGAGCCGACAATGCACCAAACATCGAGTTAATAAAGATTTTAATTGGTAACTGTTTGTTATTGTATGTTGCTGCTAAGTGGGGGTTTGTTTTTTCATTTTGTTCCGCCAACTGTTTGTACATAATACGAGTGTCACGGAAGTACTTCAACATTCCTTTCATCGCACCTGTCACATCACATTGAGGAAACACATCGTGAACTAACTGAATTGATGGATACAGAGATGAAAAGTCGAGTTTCAAAACATTCTTTGAATACCCAACCTTAAGAAGACGTGACAAACCACCAACAAAATCCGTCTTTGTTTGTTTAACAGGAATTGCAAGGTTGTGTTTATAACTCCAAGCCAACATCAACATTTTCCACAAAGTCGCGGTCCCCATAGTGGACACTCTCTCATAGGTAGTAGGAATCATAGATGCAAGTAAAAATGATGCCTGATTGAATTCTTTGTCAACCTTGAGAGTTTCTTCTAAGTCATCTTGTAGGTATCTTTCTACTAACTCGGCACCATTGGATAATATATAGGTGTCTGGAAATTTTTTATCTAAATCAACAAAGTCTCCTTTTTTTCTATATTCACCATTTTTTAGGTTTAACCAATATTCTTTTTTTTCCTGATACATTTTACCTATTGAATCGTGTCCAATATAAACTCGGTCTGGTTCTTTAACGTTTGTATATTCTGCAATGTATTTCAAACCCGCAGATTTGATTGATGAGTTGATTGCCTGTGCACGTCTTACAGCGTGAATAATATCAATAACGTTATAACCCCAAATTGAAGTTTGTATGAAGTCCTCAACTTCGTTTGCAAGCTTCAACATATTTTTCTTTTGGGTAATAGAATGTTCAGGGTGAAGTGATTTACAGACCTTTTTGATATTAATACCTAAAATTTTACATCTTTCGTGAATCCAATACCAGTCAAAGTTTGCCGAATTATATCCACCAATAATACTAGGTTTTAATTCATTAATTACATTAAAAAACTCAATAATACCCTTCTTTTCGTCCTCTTCATTAATACACTCAATAATTCTATTGTATCCTTTATTGGTACGAATTCCAATCATAAAGATTCGACCGTCCTTAGGCTCTAATGACGTTGTTTCTAAGTCATATACCAAACGACTTACATCATCGTAATCTTCAAACCCCTTGAAGAGACGTTTTTGTTTCGCAATAAAGTATTGCTCAACGGGGGGAAGAATCATAATCTTGTCTTTGTATTTCTCACCCCAAGGGTCTGCACCACCCTCTCTAAAAAATTGAATGAGACTTCTATAACCTTTCAAACATTTGACCATAAAGGTCAAACCTTTCTCCATTCTTTCATCACCGTGAGTATCTAATTTCTCAATCACAATACCGTGTTGGGACATAGCTTCCTTTTGATGCGCTTTGGAATTGTTGTAAAAATTTAGGCCTTTTAGGTCACCAACCCAACAAAAGGCTATGAATGTATCCTTTCGGATTTCTTTTCCCTTACCAGGAATTTCCTTAATTTTAAAGATGGAGTCTGAAGCGTAGTCAAATTCTACCGCAACAATAAATTCTTCAGGGTCATTACCTTCCAAGAATTCTTTGATTTCTTGTTGTTCAATCATACTATAAGTTTTACCGAGTAACACATTTTCTTCCACACCGTGTGGAGTTTGTCTTCTCATTCAATTACAAAGATAGAATGATAAACTCAATATGTCAAATAGTATAAATAATGTAAACTGTTTGCCCCGTTATAAAATTAACAACAAGCAGTTTCAGAAATAAAACTGTCTTCTACATTTACATATAATTCTTCACGTATCGGGACAATCAAGTTACCGTCAGCATTTTTAATTAAAAATTGCCCTTGGTATCTTCCTGGAGTATTTGTGTCTCTAGCAGTAAATTTATAATAGATATAGTATTCTGTTGGTGCACCCGGTGTCAAAATTAAACTTACTATTGAGCAAGGAGCTGAAACAATTTTTGGAATACCTGTTTGTACATTTATCATAGAAAAATAAATTGTTGAAACCTCCAAAAGTTCCATCAGTTCCAAATAACCAGAACGACCATCCTTAACAACCTGCATTTTTAATACAGGTAACGTCGCATTTTTCCTAATAAAGAATTCCATACATAGATAAATACTATGTTATGACTCTTTTCTTAAATTAGCATCATAATGGTCAAACCTATTGTGTTCAGTTGGTGTTGCAAACAATAGTGCGGATTTTATATTTCCCTTTTTACCTTCCTGATAAATGTAACTCATCCAAGTTTGTTCAAAAGGTCTCTCCCATTTAGTAGTTAGGAACATTTTTTCATTACCGTATTTTGTAACAACTTGAGGCCAATTACAATAGTATACTTCACCAATTCCAAATGATGTTCCTTCAAGAGTATGTACCCCGTTGAATTTGGTTCTCGGAGCATTAGGGTCAAGCCCTTGTACAGGTAAAGAATTTTTTTCTGGCCAAAATTCTTCTCTAACACTTTGTGGTACATTATACCAAGACCATTGAACTCCATTGTCACCAAAAAATTCTGAGTAATTCAATTTTAAAAAATCCAAAGAATAATTTTTAGTAATTCTCATAGATTTATCGTATAAGTTTTTAATCTTCCTAACAAATCCGTTTCTGCAAGAAATATCTTCACCTACATAAAAAAACATATCATCCTCAAAAAACCAATAAAAATCAAAGGCGTGTTCTTTAGCGTGTTCAGCAATCCATTGTCTTCCTCCGCAAATCCCAAGGTTATCTTTTTTAATATGTTCAAATCCGTGTAGGGAACAAAGTTCAGAATATTTTTGGGTTGTGGTTAAATCAGATGAATTATCCAACAAATATTTTTTTGGTTTTTCTAAAAAGTTTGAATCATATAGACTCATTGATTTTATTAAAGTTTCAAATTGATTTGGACTGTTAAATGTTATAACATAAAGTGCTGTGTTATTAACATCTAAATTTCTATATGAAACTTCACCCGCAATATTTTTTATTACACAAGTGTCATTTTTTGCATTTTCACAAAAAGTAGAAATTAAACCATTTCCATCAATTTGGTGATAATCAAATAAGTCAGGGTGTCTATATAACATAATACTGAATAAAGACTCCTCAGTACCCATCAAATTATTGTTAAGGGTTTCACTTATTAAATTATAGTAAATTCCGTTAGCGTCCGATATCATACTTTTTAATCCCCCAAACAAACCACCTCTACAAACAAATTTTACATCTTGACCAGCATAACTATTAATTCTTGGATATGTAAACCCGTGAATTTCAGTTTCAGCATCGTAAGGAAAAGCCACAAAACCGAACTTTGGAAATAGTTTATCAAATTTATTTTGTATTTTATCGTGAGTAAAATAACCCCAATGTACAGTGTTGGTTATACCAGCATCAATCCAAAACATATGTGTCGAATCAAATTTGTCAAAAATTCTAGCATCGTGAAGTAAAAACATTTTTGACATAACAAGGGGGTTGTACATATCCAATTTTGCTTGCGTTGATTCGGGTAACCAACCAGATTGACTGTACCATTCGGGATTAGTTCTGATGTTTTGAATTTTATCATAAAATTCATTTTTAAACCAATCTTGATGTCTTGTTATAAATTGAGTGTTTTCCTCATTTCTGTTTGGTTGAGAAAAAACAAAATCTTTTAATTCTTCATCACCAAAAATTATGAAATTACTTTCCGATTTTAACAGTTCGGAAAATTTTTGTAAATAATGCTCGTACGAACGTGACCAACCTTCTGTTAATGCGTCCCGTCTAATATTCCAAAGACCAGTAACTAATGTTATTTTACTCATTTATATTGTTTAATTCTTCTAAAATTTTATAGAAACTTTTGTTTTGTTCAAAATAACTGTCGGGAGTTTCCTTTGGAGCGTTATCTCTGCACCACCAAGTTTCAAAATATTTGTGTTTAAAAAGTTCGGGATGATTGTAAAACATCAAGGTCATAAATAACTCTTCAGGAAAAGGTCTCTTATCAGTTTCGATAATCCTTTGAGAATAGTCTTCAAAAAGTGGTACTATTGTTTCCCACAACTGACGTTTACCACCAAACATTCCACCTATTACGTGTAACATTCTATCATAATTTGTGTACCACTTTGGGTCAACTGTCTGTGACCAAAAATTTCTATCATTTTCTTTAGCAAAAACAACAAATTTGTTTTCTGAAAACTCACACAGATTTTTTAAAAATGTGTTATTAAATAAAGGACTCTCATAAAACTGTCTCGGACCGTTAGGTTGTGAAAGATACTTGTTTGGTATTAACCCACTGTGAGAAAGACCTGCATCAATCCAAAAATAATAGTCGTAGGATTTATCTTCATCCCAAAACCAAGAAAATTTTTGATATTGTATTTCAAAACATCTATCACTTTTTTTAGCCTGTTCGTAGTCTTTGTATTGTTGTAGTAACGGTTGGTATTTTGTTTGTTTCAAATCGAATAAAACAAATTTTAACTTTGATTCAGAGATATTATTTTCTTCATAAAAATATTCTTTTAGTCTTACAATTTCTGTTTCAGATGTATAACAAATGAAATCAGCATCAGTCATTTTTAAAAGTGATAGTAATGAGTGCATATAATGACCAAATCTAGATGGTCTTCCACCCATTTCTGTACCCCATAGGTTACCATATATACAGGTAATAAATTTAATTTTCATATATAAATTCCTTATGAATTCCTTGTTCTTTAAATTTTTTATTTTCATTAATATTGAGAAACTCTGTTGGTATTTTTGTTCTCGAGTACAAATTCCAATTGTAAGTTTGTCCGTAAAAGTTATTACACATTTGTTGTGACACATCTGACCAATCATTCCCTAATTGGGGGGCGATAGGTAGTATAGGACAATAACTTTGTTTTTTCTGATACACTTTTTGATATAGATAGTCATCAATAGCGTAAAATCTCCAATTCTCATTTTCCTCAATTTTAATCACATCATCGTATGATGATTCGTGATATAAAATCATATTAGTTGCAAAAATTCCTCTATGTTCAGGACCTGCTGGTGGAAAATTAGAAATATCAATTAGTAGTGGACTATTTTCACTTCTATTGACAGGACGGTTTAAAGTTGGCGCCAAATTGAATATTGCATATTCTAAATTTTTACATTCGTTTTCAATTTTGTTAAGAAGAGATTTTGCATAAGGCATAACTGTACAATCATCTTCAACAATCAAAACTTCTTTATAACCCCGTTCTTTTGCAATTTTTAAAATTGACGTATGTGAATACGTACAACCAACGTGACTATTTTTGTCAATTGCTTTGAACAACTCAAAATCCCAACCAAGATAGTCTAGCTCCTTTTTTGTTGACTCTAATCTATCAGGTCTCCTTTCGAGATTGATAACAAACTTTGGTATATCTTTAAAAACCATTATAGATTTCCTGTTAATCTATCGCACCAACCTTTTGATGCTGAGTAGGGCCAAACAACCCAATATTTAGGTTTAACTGATGTTTGGAATTCTCTCCAAATTTTACAATATCCATCGGGGTCTCTCATCATAGATGCAATTTCATTTTTATCGGCATCTTTTCTAAAAATAGTTTCATCATCAGGTCCGTGGAATGCAACTACCCAATAATCATAATCTTTTTCAGGAACAGAACTATATCCAACATCAATACAATGTTTAAATACTTGAGCAAAATCTAATTTCCAATCATCTTCGGAAACATAGTTGTAAGGATTTGGTGCATAATTTTTGTCCAAAGTGTATTGTTGTACGGCTCTTTTTTCGAACAACAATCCTGAGTATTTTTCGTAATCTCTTAAAGTTCTAATAGTTCCGAAACCATAAGGACCATCGTGTCCCTCTTGAGTTTCTCCATCCATTCCAAACAACTTTCTATTTGTAAGGTGTGAATGATTGTTTTTATCTACCCATTGTTTGTCATCATCCCATTGTTTTGTTCTTCCCTTACGTGTATACTCGTGCCAAATCAATGGTTTGTGGGGATGAAATAAATCGTAACCCCAAGTGTATGCTCGAGCAGCAATTGAAATTTCTTCACCGTGAAAATAATACTCAGGGTTGTGTTGAACTTCTTTAGAAAATTCTCCAACGGTAAAACAGTAATGTGCTGAATAGAATCTTGCGGTTACAGGTTCTTTCAATTCTTGCCAACCTGGAATTGTTTCGGGTAAAAAGAAAACAGCTCCCTCAGGGATGAATCTATCAAAAACCATTCTCCAAGGTTCCTGAACCCTACCTGTAGGGTCATTCTCAGGGTCAAATGATGAAACATATCCCGTTAACAAAGGTTTAGAGTGTCCTTTTTTCTGAAGTTGTTTAATCATCTTAATCATTTCGTCATCCCAATTAGGTGCGAAACGCATATGAGAGTCTATTTGTAAAGTATACTCTTCATTTTCGTAAAGTTGTTGTGTTAAATTTCTTGCCCAACAAACACCTTTAGATTCTTCGTAAGGAATATCTAAAACTCTAAATCTTTTATCTTTTGAAAACTCATCTAAGTTGTCAAAACCATCATCTTTTTGAAATTGTCTCGCAATACCAAATCTTAAATTTTTTGGCCTTTTAGCATTTTCCAACATATTTTTGATGGTTGGAACTAATTCAGGGTCTCTGTAGGAAGCTATCTGTACAAATATTTTCATTACTCTTTTTTTGTAAAAATAAAAAACCCTCCTATAAAGTGGAGGGTTTCTAGTTAACTATATTTAAATTTTTTTTAACAAGGTACAGACGAAGAAATTTCACCACTACCTCCTGTGACTTCATAAGCAAAAACTCCATTGGAATAGAAACCATTAACCACAGGAATTGAAGTCGCAATGTCTTGATAAAGGAAGTCTCCGATATTTGGACCTACTGGTGTATTCAATGGTGCATAAACGCTACTTGGGGCAGTTGCGTAATCAACACAAGCGTCATTTGATGTTGCTCCTGAACCTAAAGTATATTCCCAATGGTTTCTTGTTGGTGTTGGAGTTTGAGTTGTAGTTGGTGTTTGAGTTTGAGTATTTGTTTGTGTTGGAGTGTTAGTTACTGTATTTGTTGGAGTAGGTGTGTTTGTAGAGGTATTAGTTGGTGTTTGAGTATTTGTTGTAGTATTAGTTGGAGTTGGGGTGTTTGTAGAAGTATTAGTTGGTGTCTGAGTATTCGTTGCAGTATTTGTTGGTGTGTTAGTTGGTGTAGGTGTATTAGTTGGTGTAGGTGTCAATGTTGGACACAAAATATAATCAACAACTAATCCATTCGAATCTAATTCTACAACAACATTATTATACTCATAGAAACCTGTCATATTGATTGTTACAGGTCCTACAGCGTTATTGTAGAAATATAAGTTTTCATCAAAGTTAATATCATTACCATAAATTGTTGATGAACCAAATAGTTCAGAACAAGCTTGCAATTCAGTTGCTCCTGAGAATCCTGCAAACGCATATCTAACTAAATTTGTTGGACTTGGTGTTTGAGTTTGTGTTGAAGTGTTTGTTGGTGTTGGTGTATTTGTACCAGTGTTAGTTGGTGTTACAGAGCTTGTATTGGTTGGCGTTACTGTACTTGTATTTGTCGGTGTTACCGTGCTAGTGTTTGTAGGGGTTGGTGTTGGTGTTGATGTTAAAGTTGTGGTTGTAGTGGGTGTTTGTGTATTTGTAGGGGTTGGAGTATTTGTATTAGTTGTTGTTGTAGTATTTGTTGGTGTGACAGTTGGTGATGGTGTAAGGGATGGTGTTGGGGTGTTTGAAGATGTTGGGGTTACGGGCGGAAATACCCCATAATCGACAATCGTGAAATTATCATATAAAGCAGCTTGGAAAGTTCCATTAACCAACCAAATGTTTCTTACTTGATTTGGTTCAAGTACAATATCGTACTCCCACATATTATTTGAACACTCCTGATATGAAAACACCAAGATACCTGAAGTGTTATTAGTCAAAACATATTTTCTACACGCCATTTTTTTTTAATAATAAATACTCAGAAAGAGTAAACTAGTTAGATTTTTTATAAAATTTTAGTTAAAGTCCGTATTAAAGTTTTGTGTTGTTACCAATTAACTTACTTTAACATATCCGTAATAAACTATTTGAGATGAGCCACTGTTATTGGTTATACCAAATGTAAAGGTATTTGAATTTGAAACCGCTGGCGCTGAGGTACTAATAGTTCCTGCAGTTCCAACTATCTGACTTGGTATTGATGTTAACTCCAAAACATTTCCCGCAAGATAATACCACCCATACTGTACACCAATTACAGGTACGTTTGAGTTTGATAATGTCACTGTTGCATTCCAATTAACAATACCATTTGGGATATTTCCATTCACCCACATAATGTATGATTGACCCGCAGTAACTGTAAAACTAACAGTATTTGTACCTGCAGATAATGTCCAACTTCCTGTGACTGGAGATATCGCATTTTGCGAATACCCACTAAATAATGTTTCTTTTGAAACCTTAAAACTTTCAGTTAAACCACTATTATCCATAACGAGATAAGCACCCGTGGTGTCTCCTGTAAAGGTTGGTAATTGACTTATTTTTGTATTTGCCATTTTATTTTATAATTATTTGTTTTATAGTCCGTATTTTGTTTTATCGGCATTGAAGTTTTGTAATACTTGAGACGAGGTAAGTGCCGCATTGTATAAACGAGTAATACCAATTCTTCCATCAAACCATTGAGAAAACTCCCCTCCATTGTAACTACCAATGTAAAGTGGGTTGGTTGTGTTTAATAAACTTGCCAAACTATGACTTACAGTTCCTATACTAACACCATTCACAAATGTTTCAATCGTATTAGATGCAACATTGGTAAACACATAAACCAATTGGTACCACGTACCAACTGTTCCCACATAACTAGTACTATTGGCAAATAAGTTTGGTCCTGTGCCAGACCCTGAACCATATTGCGCATAATATGTTGTGTTAGTTGTTCTGATACTATAACTCACATCTTGAGACAACCCACCATTATCAAACTTTCCAAGTACCACATCATTACCCAACACTGATTGGTTGACCCATACTTCCATAGTCCAATCTCCACTTCCTGGCTGTAATAACGCATTATTAGCAACGCGAACTTGTGATGAGGTTCCATTATAGGTAAAGTATGGTGTTGTAAATGTAATACCCGACATTGAACCATTTAATCCATTTCCTGATAAATCGTTGATTGTTGTACCAGTTCCAGGATACGAACTTGGATTACTTGGGTCATAATATAAATTAAGATTACTCGTTACGGGAACTGCGGGTGTTGCGGTTGGTGTCGGTGTAGACGTAGTTGTTGGCGTTTGTGTATTAGTTGGAGTCGGAGTTGGGGTAGGATTAATAAAATCAATTTCAATATTATCATCATTCTCAGCAGTTGCAATTGAATCATCTTCAAACAATAAGAAGAATGGTTCCGATGGAGTTACCGTAGGAGTTGGTGTATTAGTAGTCGTATTAGTTGGAGTTTCTGTATTAGTAGGAGTTACTGTATTAGTTGGAGTTGGTGTTGGTGTTACATTTCCGTTTATTTCAATACTAATATAAACAGGTAAACCTATCGTAAATTGTGTTGTTGCTGACTGTATCAATACTGCCGTACCTGATGGGATATTATTTGGGGGTACCCCTATACCCGTACCAAACACAAATCCAGTTCCAAGTGGTGTGTCCCAATATTTTAATGAGTCAGTATCACCTGAATATATTGCAGTATTTCCTGTTTGTGAGAATGTTATTGTGATACTTTGACCCGTAAATCCTGAGTAATAATTTGTTCTATCAACACTACTTGAATCAATCGAGTTAAAATAAAACCCCCTACCAGTTGTTGATAGTAAATTAATTTCAGTACTACCTGAGGTATTATCACCTGGATTGTTCATAATAGAATTACCCGATTCTGGGAAGCCATATGGTATGGCAACCAAATTATACCCATACCCTGTGACTGGTATTGGTGTTGTAGATGGTGTTGGTGTATTAGTTGGAGTTTCGGTATTAGTAGGAGTATTGGTTGGGGTTTCAGTAACTGTTGGTGTAGGTGTTTCAGTATTGGTAGGGGTTTGAGTTGGAGTTTCAGTGTTAGTTGGAGTCTGAGTTGGAGTTTCAGTATTCGTAGGTGTTGGTGTTACAGTATTTGTTGGTGTAACAGTATTTGTTGGTGTTGTTGTCGGTGTTGGTGTAGGACTAGACTCAATAAATCTTGGTGCTAAGAAGTTATATTGTTGTGTTATTTCAGAAAGTGATAATATTCTGTTGTAAAAATACATATTGGCAACATACCC